CATAAATCTGAACTTGCTTATTATTTCAATATTATCTTTGTGACTAGCTATATAACCTACTCTACAACCTGCTGCTCCATAAGCTTTAGAAAAAGTTTTTAAAACAATTAAATTCTTATATTGATTTACTTTTGATATAAAACTTTCTTTACCTGAAAATTCTTGGTATGCTTCATCTATAACTACATAAATACCTGTATCTAAAAGCTTTTCAATTTTTTTGAAGTCATAATAGTCACCAACAGGAGAATTAGGGTTAGCTATAATAACAAACTGTGTATCTTTATTAATTTTATCAAGTATATTTCTGATATTAAAGGTTATGTTATTGTATCTTGCTTTTCTTAATTCGGTTTGATATAAACTACTATATACATCGTACATAGGAAAACAAAAATTAGTAGTTACTATATTTTTATCTTTAACATCAAATACCTCAAATAAAGTTTTTATACCAATATCAGAACCAGGAGTAAGCATAATATTAGAACTATCTAATCCTTGGTAATTACTAATTTTCTCTATAAGGTTATTAGTATTAGGGTAGAAAAAAAGATCTTTTTCAGTTATGCTTTCCTTAAATTTTAAAAATAGACTATTAGGAAGGCTTGCATTTCTTTCGTTCTGGCTTAGATTAATTTTGTACTTACTTTTATCTTCTTGGTTACTTTTTCTAAGTACATTTTTTAAATAACTTTTCATTAAAATAAAGATTTACCTAATATTTCTTTTCCGTCTTTAGTTTCTACATTCTGATAAACGAAAGGCAAAGCTTTATTATCTATATTTTTAAATATAGTTTGTGCTAACGCTTGATTACCTAATTCATTATAATGATGATCCCCTACCAAAGTACCGTCACTATGAAGAGTCCATGAGTTTTCTATTTTTAATTTTTTTCGATATACTTGAAGATCTTCTAAATTAATTATATTCAAAGAATCATATATCTGTTTAAAACTCATATGCTCTATTTCGTTAGGATGGAAAGAAATTGCTTCATAATTTTTATATAAACTACTATTTAACTCTTCATCTTGTATAGTACGAGTTTTAGGTGAAGAAAAAGGTCTATCGAAAAATCTTATCTGTCCTCCTTTGCCTTCTATATAAGACTGAAGTATTAATAGTTCTTTATAGGATAAAATTTCTACTAAACTACTTTGAAAATGTCTTAAAAAGTATTCTTTTTTAAAATCTTTATTAGTTCCAAAACCAAATTCATCACCATACATATCAGCATAGTGCTTAATACAAGTTAAATGCCATTTATCTTCTTTAATTTCGTCGTTTTCTCTTTTGTGAATCTTATAGTCGTTAGCTAAAAACTCTTTTCTGTCAGAGCAAGGAATCTGTATAACAAAGAGATGGTCTCTTAATGAAACTATATCTTTAGTGTAGTTAAATAAACTTCTAATTACTGCGTCTATACCTAATCCTCCTAAACCAAAATTATATACGTCTTTTATTTTAAGTATTTTAGCTAATTTTCCTCCCCAAGTTAAATTCTTAGTTAACCAATCAGAAGTAATGTAGTCTTTACCGTATTTTTGTTTGAGTTTATATGAGGCTAGTTCATATAATTTTTCTCCTTTATTATTTATGTTACCTGATTTAGGATCAAATTTATTAGATTTAACAAAAGCAGATCCTTGCGTATGAGAACAACCAGCAACAACTAATATCTTTTCAGACCTAGTATTGAATTTTAATTTATCCATAACTTAATTTCTTATTAATGATAGCATTGGAGTTAATTCTTTATAAGAACAGTTTTTACAATGAGATGTAGGTTTATTAGTTAAACAACCATTTTTTACATTTAAATAATCTTTGCTTTCTCTAATCTCATCTATCGTATTCTCAAAAAGATTGCCAAACGGTTTAGCTCCTGTATTAAGGCAACACATCTTAACGTGACCTTCCACAGTCGTGTAAATACCGTTCTTGACCCAAAAACAATCAGGAAAATCCCATTCATCTTTCCCTTTTATATTATCTTTCCAGTTATTCTTTAAATATAGTAAATCTTTTTCAGAATAGCCACCCGGCATCGATTTATCTGCAGACCAATCTTGTGCTATATTTAATCTTAATTCTTCTAAATTGTACTGCTTTACAATTCTTTCGTTTATAAGGGGAATATCATGAACGTTCTGAGGATTTACTACGTAATTACAAGTTACTCTACAGTTACTTCTATCCATATACTGAAAGTTATCTAAAAATGATATTAATTTACTCCATTTAGCTGGAGCTCTATCTCTTTCATAAGATTCTTTATAACCGTCAATACTAAAATATAATAAATCTATATATTTCATACAGTTTTGAAACTTAATACCCATTTTAGTATGAGGTTTAACAGGATATTGACAATTAGTTGCAACTATTAAAAATGCATCGGGAAAAAATTCTTTAAAAGTTTTACATATTTCATCAAATTGAGGATGAAGCATAGGTTCTCCCATTCCCATTAGTTTTGCTTCTTCGATAGGGTGATGTTTTAGCCCTTCTAACATTTTTCTAAACTTAGATACAGGCATATGCTGTAATGCTCCAATAACTTCATGTCTGTTACAGAACGAACATTGTAGATTACAATAATTTGTAGTCTCTAAATAAGCATATGTAATAGGTTTCGTCATACCTCTCTTTTATATAGTTTACTAAACTGAAATTTATGAGCTATTTTACATTTAACAGCTTCTAAGTTAAATTTCTTTATTACTGTAGCATGAGCATGATGGCCTCCAGAATTAGCATGAAAATTATCACACTTTCTACTTTTAAAATAATATTTCCAACCTGAGGCATATAAATCGAAAGCAAGTGAGGTACCTAAAAATGAATAATCCGCATCTAATCTTAGAACCTTTTCTTGTGAATCTCTATCTATTTCAGTTTTTATATCTGAAAATGTATTTACTTCGGTTAGTTTATGGTTATTATCGTATTTTGTAAAATTTAATTTACTCTCTATATACTCTAATAAGTATTTAGTTTCAAATAGTATTTCACTTCTAGTCCATAATATATAATCATAAACAAAACCATTATCTAATTCATATTTAGACTTTAAGTTATTAACTCTATGAATTAAGTAAAAAGCTCTATCAGTATTATTTTTAAAATCCATTATTTCAGGATCTATAAATTCTTTTCCTTGAAAAGAGTTAAAATGAGATTTGTCTTGAAAATCATCCCAAGTACTAATAAAATAATCAAACTTAATATTATCATGCTTAAGTTTAAAGTATTCTGGTAAGGTATTAAACGTTCTAGTTTGTCCCCAAAAACATATTGCTACTTTTTTCACTCTTTTTCTCTTTTATATTCTTTGCCTTCTTTCCAGTAAGTAGTATATTTTAAAGTACCATCAGGATTCCAGCTTTTTGATATTCCGTCTGCTCTTATACCGTCTTTATAGTACCATTGGTATCTTAAATTACCTTTCGGCCACTTTACTTCAAAAAGTCCATTTTCAGGAGTTTCATAAAATATTCCTCTATCGAAATCGTTTTCATTAGCAAATCTTAAATGATCAGTAGCATACTCTTCTAACCATTTAGGAGTTCCTAATTCGTATACTTGATCTACATGAGTTATTACTATTTTTTTACCATCTTTGATAGCATAGTTATAGACAGGAGCTACATAAAATTCATTATTAACTCTATCATTAGCTTCTATCATCTGTTCAGCATATTTTACAAAATCAGATCCTCTGCTCCAATAGTAATAACCTGCTGTAGCGTCATTTGATATTTTCTTTTTTTCAGCTACTTCTAATACGTACCCATCACCATCAGTTTTTGCATAACTCCAATCATCACTTTCTCCGTAAAAGCAAGGCATTCCACCATCATGTAAACTTAATCTACTAAAAGTTTCGTTAGCATCGTAATCTATCATTTGATCTGAGTTAAAACTCAAAAGAGGTGCTTTATTATCTATAAAATCTTTAGCTGTAAGTAGTGTACAAGCTGCTCCTTCAGTAGTTTTATCTAAGGTAATTATTTCAACATTATCGTGACCTATAAGTTTATTAATAAAATTAAAATCGTATTTTTCATAATCCGCTTTTTGACAAATAATAATAAATTTGAAATTACTATCGAACTTTATTCCTAAATTTTGAATTACATGTTCTATCATGTACCTACCATTAACGTTAATAAATGGTTTTGATTCAGTATAACCCTCTTCTCTAAATCTTGACCCTCTGCCGGCCATCGGTAAAACTATATTAAAAAACTGCTTCATAATTAATTTTTGAAAAAATCGTCAGGATGAATAGACCTATCATCTATAAATATGTCGGCATCAAAAGGTTTAAAATATAAATGGTGATATTTAACTCCCCAAGACTCTAATTGAGCTTCGGTTATTGGTCTATAATACTTTTCTCCTCTACCGCTTTTATTACCTCTAGCAGTATAAAAAATAATAGTATGCCCTTTATCGTACAGTTCATTTATTTGTTTAATTCTATCACGATAGGGTAGCCTAGTAATTACAGGTCCTTTTTCTATACATATAGTATCGTCAATATCAATTACGTACTTCTTTTTCATATAATAATTTTACTAATTCAAAATCTAACTCAGTATCTACATCAACTAATTCTTTTTCAGGCCAATCGATTAAATAAGGAAAAGGTTCATTATAAGTATTAGGAAATAATTCCCAATTGTCTAACATATAATTTCGTTTATACATTACTAACGAATGTGTAGCTTCCCATAAGTAAGGTCCTGAGGTAGTAGATAATCTATCGTTAGGTTTAAAGTTAACAGGAGATTTTTTACTATCCCAAAAAAAGTTCTTTGTCTCTTTAACAGTTATAGCACTTTGAGCTGTTGATACTTTAAACCAGTCTATAACTTTTTGCAACTTGTTAATATCTAAAAAAGGTTGGCAAGGATTATAATTAATAATATAATCAGAGTCAACAGCATTTAAATGGTCGTACATAATACTATGGTGACAATTACCTGGTGCTACTGCTGCATAGTCTCTTAATAGAATATCTAATTTGCCAGTCCCTTTTTTTATCAGCTCTTTATCATAAACAGCTAAATATTTTTCTTCTACGTTTTCTAATTTACTAACATTGTCAATAGCAATATCAATTAACGTATTTCCATCTCCTAAATCTCTTAAATGTTTATCAGGACATCTAGTGCTTTGCCTTCTAGCGTGTATTATAACTGCTATACTTTTCATACTAAATTAAAATCTAACTTTTTTTCGTTTATATCAACCCACATTTCTAACTTTTTACCTCCAAAAAATTCAGGAGTAGTTACTTTATAATGTTTTTCGTTAGGTACTTGTAAAAATATAGGCACATCGCTTTTAGTCATAGCTAACAGTACCGCTCTATGAGTACCTCTTCTTAACATATGGTACATACTATTATAACATATAGGAAAAAGTAACCCATTTTTTTTAATTGAAATATACTGTCTAATATCAAAATCTTGTTTCCATTTTATACAAGTATGTGTTTCGTACATGTCAGTATATTGAGACGTAGCAGGATATAATTCATCGTATTTTTTTTCTATTTTTTTCCAATCTTCCCCTTCCCAACCTACTTTATCTTCTACTTCTATAATAAACTTTCTTGCTATACTTACATCTTCATTATCGTGCATATTAGTCATATACTCATTAATAAGTTCATAAGGTAAAGTTAAATATAAAAATTTATCCCAAGTATTACCTACGCCTGACATATCCATAGAAATAACATCAGCTTTTGCCATTACAACAGTCTCTTCTGTAGGGTCAATATTAAAATAGACCGGATCAAATCCGTTCCAATTTTTAGTATCATCTAAATTATCGGTATCAGAATTTATAGGTCTTTCATTCCAACCAAATTTTTCATGATCTGGTTTTAATTCATTAGATGTTTTTATATATGCTTCTACTACATCTTTATAGGGTATAATATCAAAATGGTTAAATTTTTTAAAATTATTACCCCAATACCTAACACCAGAATAATTAAAATTCATAATTAAATAATTTTATATCTTCACTATACTTTTTAGCTACAAACTCTTTAGTTTCAGAAGTATAAGCTTTTCTATAGTCTAATTCTTTATATTCACTTTTATTTTTATGAGGTAGTTCACTATATTCTATATTTAGTTTATTACATATATATTTCCATGAATTATCTAAATCTTCGAACCTTCCTATATAATCAATATACGAAATTTTTTTCATATTATCATTATATTTACCATTTAAAAATTCAACTTGTGAAGGTATATGCACAAATTCGTCATACCAATTAGCTCTATTATAAGCAGTATCTAATTTAGGATTGATATGTTCCGGAATATTTCTTACTGATTTATTGTATGCAGCTTCAAATTTTTCTTCTAAATTATAAACTGTATTTTCAAAAGGTTCGCAATTAAGCCAAGGTCTAAATTTATACTGAGAGTAAAGTCTATCCCATGGGTTTCTTACAATAGTAAAAACAAAATACTCTTTTAAAATATCTTCAGTTAAATCATCATGATGTATTTTAAAACCGCTATAAGTCCAAAGTTCGTCAAAATGTGAGTTTAACTTTTCGCCTATAGATGTTCCTGCACATTTAGGTATATGTAAAAAAATAAATTTATGTTTATGACTTATCATAAAATTTTATAAAGTTTAAATAATTATCTAAATCTAGTAGCTTATAATTAGACCAGTCAGGTTTAAATTCATTTTTTAAATAATCTAAATCTAAATCATTCCAATCATCTACTAAAACTATAGGAAATAGTTTAGAAAAATATTCAGTTAATATATTACGATGACAAATAGGAATAACTTTTAAGTACAGACACTCCCACATCCTATGACAATCTATACCGTTACCTTCGGGGCTGAGGCAGTATCTATATCTGCTTACTTCTTTTACATATTCATGAAATTTGTAACTTGGAGATAATTCGATACCTTTATTAACTGCGGCTTTATAACATTGAGGTCTATATTCATCTCTTGCTCCTCCTTCTACAGTAAAATTAAAATGAATAAATTTATCTTGCTTAGGTAAGCTTTGCAATTGTTCTGTAAAATACTTTATATCTCCAAAGTCCCACATTGTATTAGCTAATCCTATAGGAAGTGGAAATAGTCTTTCATGAACGGTATTAATATTTTGAGTAAATATTCTGTTAATATTTTTTATATTAAAATAATTTAAATGTTTTTTATCAAATGAATCATCAGAATTATGTAGAACTAAATCGAAAGGGTTTTTAAATTGAGATAATTTATCATATAGTTTACATTTAGTTAAACTTGGTTTAGTAGTATTTATCAAAGAACTGTTGACGTACACAACTGAAGGGTTATCAAAATCAGTAAAATCATATTCCTCTATATCAATAGATTGAAGTTGATTTTGACTTTCTAAAACTTTATGCTCTTTTTTACTTATACTAATATCACATAAGTCTTGAATATTTTCACCTGTTATTATTCTCATATAATTGAATAAATTTTTTAAAAATTAAATGCTGTCTTTTAGTAGACCAATGTTGATCTCTAGCAGGTATATCTATACATTCATTATCCGGTATACTATAAGCTTCTTGGTTTGCTTTTTTAGTAAAATGGTTGCTAAAAGTTTGATAGTAAAACTCTACTCCTAACTGTTTACATAATCCTTGAATAGAACAAAGGTTTCTAATCATTCTTAATCTTTCATTTAACCGACTACCGTAGAGTATAGATTCATAGAATCTAGTAACTTTAGGTTCAAACGAACTAAATATATGAGGATCAACCTGGCCGCCCATTGAATGTATAAATCCTTTATCTACATCAGAAGCCTCGGTTAAATAAGGTTCTATAAAATCGTTATCACTTACAATTAATTCATTTCTATAAAAAGGAGGGACGAATAAAAAAACTTTTTTGAATTTTAACCAATCTGAAACGCCAAGGAGAAGTCTAAAAGCTGTTTCGAGTCCCATAGCATGTTGACCTAAATTCCAATGCTTTAAGTTAAAATGTTTTGCTAACTTATAACCCCAGTTATATTCTAAAGGTAATCCTATACCTTCAGTAAAACTACATCCTAAACATACAATTCCTTCATCGTCTTTATTAAAATCGTCATAAGTCCTAAATCCGTAGTTATTATACCTGTATTCTATAGACTTATCTTTCCAGTAAGAAACCGCTTCAGGTTTTTCTTTTAATTTTGTCTTAAATTTATTTTCAGTATCTGAAGCTTTCCAATATAATGTTTTATTCTGCTCAGCATAGTTACATAGCAGAATAGTTTCAAAATCTTCTTTATGAGTTTTAAAACTATCGTATAAACTTTTCGTTTTCATCTAAAATAAATTTAAATAAGTTTACATCGATATCTTTATTCTCTACTAACTTAGATAAAGCTTGAACATCTTTCGGTAAGCACATTCCTCCAAATCCTCTTAATTCATCTGAGTATTTTAAATAGCTTGTCTCTTTTACGTTTTCTAATTCGAAGGCTTTTAAAACTGAGTTATAATCTATATCAAATTCATCGCATATTTTACCGAATGAATTAGCAAATGTTATTTTAACTGCTTTAAATACATTAGAGAAATATTTTACAAATTCAGCTTCTTCAGGTTTCATTTCTATAATATTTTTAGGGTAATCTCCATGGCAGTTAATCACTATTCTTGAAACATCGTAATTAGGTGCTCCTACTACTAATACGTTGTGATTTTCAGTAAAATCTTCATAAGCAAATTTTTCTCTTAAAAATTCAGGTACATGGCACATTCTTTCCTCATCGAATTCTTTTTTTAGTTCAGCATATGTACCTGGTATGATAGTTGATTTTATAGCTATAATACCTTTATATCTAAGATGATTTAATCTTCTTACTACTTGAAAAATAGCTTTAGTATTGCATTCCCCTCTCCTATTAGGATTAGTAGGTAAACATAGAAATACTATTTTAGTATCTAATACATTATCAATTTTAGTATTGAACTTTATATCGTGAGTTTTTACTATATGACCTAAATCTCTAAAACCTTGTTCGATTGCTGAACCAACAACGCCAACTCCTATAACTCCTATTTTCATAACTATAATCCTTTTATATACTGTGCTATATTTTTATAACCTTCTTTTTCGAATGATACTCTATTATAAATATCGTTACTAGTATTATTAACTAACTTTTTGATATTAAAACTCTTATTCACATTATGAGAAAATCCTATACCTAATTTATCTACTTTTTTAGCTAACTCTATTATTTCATTAGAATCTTTATTATCGTATAAAGCTATTATAGGTATATAGTTTTCTATACAATGTGTCAGCATTCCAACCCCTGGTCTAATTACAAAGCAGCAATTAGCTGTTTTATGAACACTAGTTTCAATTTTAAAACCAAGAGGAATTGTATTTAGTTTATTTAAAAATACATTATAGGATTCTAAATAATTTAAACTTGGTTGAGCTAAAACTAATTTTTTTGCCTTATCCCAAGTTTGCATTTTCTTAATTGAACATCCCCAACCAAAACTTTTTTTATTATTATAATTTTTTAATGATCCAGTTTCTACATACTTATTTGTAATAACTAAAGGGTTAAATTTAGTTAGTAATTCATTATCATAGTCAGTAATTTTATTTTCTTTAAACTTACTTAAAAAAACATCTTTCCATAAAAACGAACCTGAAAGTATTATATCGTTTCTAAATCTTGCTAAACCTACTAAATTATCACTTACTACTATATCGTATTTTAAAGTAGCAGGACCATATAAAGTACACCATTTTAAATATCTTTCAAAGTTTACTTCATTTTTAATTAATGCTTCATCCCATCTTATATTACTAATTTTATAAAAATTAAAATTAACATTTAAATTAGGTTTAAATTTTTCATATTGAAATTTTTCGCAGTAAATATCTATATCAAAATCTGATGTTAGATATTTGGATATTTGTAATACCCTGCTAAAATGTCCTAATCCGTTAGAACAGACAAAAAAACCTATTTTCTTTTTCATTTAGTATACCACTCTCTAAAGTATTGATTCATTTTATTAAAATCAGTTCTATCAAATAAGTTTAATCCTTCAGGACATCCTTCTTTTAATAACGTTTCTTGAAAATATAAATCAAAAAACGGAGTAATTCCATATTCACTAAAATAATCCATCATCAAAGTACCAGGTCCTATAGGATGAATATTTTTATTACCTTTGGTATTTTCGTTAATACCTGCTTGTCTATAAAAATAAAGATTAGTTAGTAAGTCCATAGTATATGAATTTCCTAAAAACACACAATCATTAAAATTAAATTTATTAAATTCCATAGACATAGTACCGCCATGAGTAGAGTGTATACAGTTATCGAACAAATGAGGTATTTCAAAATGTTTACCTGGATCGAATACTACATCTGGTCTAGATTTAACTACCACATCATAAGTAAAGTTATTTTCAATTTCATACTCTCTTTTTAACATTAACGATTTACTTAAACTATAAAACAAACTACTCCAATGATCGTTATTATAAAAAAAAGTAGTTCTCCTATCGTCGAATAAGACTTTCTTAAACTTAAAAGCATTAGCGAACTCTAAAAACTCCTCTTCATTAACGTCTCTATTGATATAAGGTTGTGATACTCCATGTCTATCACCACTATATGTCCAGGTATGACCAAAGTAATCTACCTGTACATCAGGGTAATTAGCAGTAGACCAGAACCATTTTTGGTTATGATGACCTACCTTCCATTTTCTCAACTGACCGCTAATACAAACTGCTATCCTCATTATATAACTCTTTCATTTCTATTCTATGGCAAGCCATATCACCATAAAGTGAATTAGTAGTTCTATGTTCATTAACTACAAATGGTAGAACCCACGAACTACATAAAATTAAACTATCGTTAACAGTACAAGCTGAGTCTATGCCATCATGTACTACTTTGCAAAAGTAAATATTATTAGGAGTAAGCTCATACTGTTGTATATTATCTAAATTTATGTTTTTTAACTTATTTTTATCTTTTACTATAAGATGTCCGTTATAGTATTCATCGTTATTTAACTCATATTCTTTTATTTGCATATAAATTGAGTTATAATCTCCATCATATACATCAAAATTAAATGGTATATCTATATTATCTATATCACCGCTTATAGTGTACTTACCGTTATAAAAATCACTATTCATCTAAAATTCTTTTTCTTAATAAGTTTTTACCGTTATAGTTTTGAATTAAATCAGAGTTATGCTGCAAGACATCTTTCATATCTACATACATGTCAAACAGCTCTTTTTTAGATTTCTTGTTTAACTCATCTATATTTCTTAATACTCCTTTAAATCTATCCCAACCTTCAGTTAAATTATCGTAATCTTCATCCCACCATTTATCGAAAGTTTTGAATCCATTACTTTTTAATATTTCTAAATGCTTGTAAGGACCAAACTGTATAACAGGATGACCACAATATATAGGATTAAAAGTAGAACTATGTAAATGACAGGCATTTTCTACAAAAGGAAAAGCACACATAACTACACTAATTAAACTATTCCTATAATGTAAAGGTTGAAAAGGTAGATCAGCATTAAACTTACCTTCACCAAAACCAGGTTCTCCATGGTTAGTACTATCGGTAGAATCTATATCAAATGGACATTTATCTTTTACTTGTTTTATATTTTCAGCTGATAGCAGATCTCCAAAGTTTATATTAGGGTAATTATAATCGGGAAGATCAGGAAAACTTAAATTAAATTTATCATATAATTTATTCTTATTAATATAGAACATTAATAAATTACGCTCAGGTCTACCAGTTCTATTTACTTTTAAAAATTCTTTTATATTAATAAAATTGTCTCTTTTATACTGTATTTCTTCTTCTATATTTACTTTGTCAGGTAAATGTCCTAGCTTTTTTAAACGTTGAACATCCATTACATTATACATAAAAGATATAACATTAATATTATTACTAGCTCTCTTATTAGCTGTTTTCCATTTTTCATGTTCTAGTTCAGCTACTAAACTATTAGTAACGTAATATATCTGAGAAGCTGGTAGTTTTAATCTATCTATAGAACTGTATAATTCGGTGTAGAAGCTACTAACTCTATCTCCTTCCATAGTATTATCTAAAATAAGTTTGCATTGTTTAGAGCGTATTTTTTCAATTATTTTTACTGGTAATAAACTGATGTATTTAGCTGCTAATTCGTTATTATGGTGTAATACTACAGGGTAAATAAATTTTTTATCCCAATTAAATTCATTATACTTTACTTTATCAACTCCTAAAAATCTAGGAAAATCAGAATGAGAAAATAAAGGTCTAACCATTTTATAACCTCGAGGATCATATTCTTGTATTTCTTCTATACCTTGATAGATAGAAAGAATCTCCTTAGAAGGATTATGTAAACTAACTTGATTAAAATTATCTTCTAAGCTAATCATAATTTAAACTCTTTTTGTATCATTTCAGCTAAATAAGTACAGCATTCAGCTGTTGGATGACCATCTTGATGGTTACCGCAAAACTTTTTATAATCTACACCTACTATTTTACTATAATCTAATTTATTTTTTATATTAGGATTAGTATCTAAAATATGAGTATATAAACCTGAATCTGCAGCAAAATCTATAAACCTATAATTAAAATTATTATCTTTTAAAAATGATTGAAGCATAATTTTTAAAGAAACACTTTTCAGTTGAATATGTTCCATATACTTAGGATCGGTAGTAATCGATGCTTTTATAAATTCTCTATACTTAGTTAATAGATGGTTAAGTCTTTTTCTAATTTTGTCGCTAAAATAATTTTCATTTTTTTTAATATAATGTTCATAAATACTAAAAGGAGATGATGCTCTTTCTCCTATTCTATGTCCCCATTCGGTCCTTTCTGCAGCTAAATCTCCACCTGTTAATGTAAAGTTATAACCAAAAGCCTGTACTAAGTACCTATCTAACCAGGTAAACCCTACTACTACTAAAGTTTCTTTAGGATCTAATTCACTTAAATGAGCTACAGTATTGTAAACTATTGATTCTAATCCTTGTGCGTTTTTTGAATGATTAATTAATCTTAAATTTAAATGATTAGATAATTTTACAGGCCATGTATCTATAGGTTTTAAAGTATGACCTTTAGTAAAACTACAGCCGTTAATATACAAATCTTTATAATTCATACTTACTACTAATAAATTTACTTAAATTATTTGCCCATAATTCATGCCCTTTTTCAGTTGGATGATAATTTAATATTTCTTCTTTTATATCTAACGATAATAAAAATGATATAAAAGATTCTTTAAAAAATACATTCTTATATACGTTATTATATTCTTTTAAAATATTATTTATTTCTAATCTTTTTAAAGTATTTAATTCGGTATCATCACAAAAATTAGAAATATATTTTTCAAACTTAGGTGACTCTAATAACTGGTGTGAATCTTTATCAAGTACTTCATCTTTATTCTCATAAAAACTATTAAAGAATATATGTTTAATATTTAATGATTTTAAAAAATAATGTAATGAAATATTATGTATACAGTGTCTAGTAATAAATTCTTCTGCATGCCAATGATTTCTTACATATAATTTATAAAAATCTATTAATTCTTTCCTTTCAGAAGTCCAATGATCTAGCTCAGCTGGGTATAGACATTCCCATTCACCTCCGTCTTTACTATGCCATTTATAAAAGAAATCTTTTCTTTCAGGAGAAGACCAACCAATCACTACTAATAAATCTTCAGGTTTATTATTTTTAAGTAGCCCAAGTATATCGTTAACTGTGCTTCTAAATATCCTATCATTTGAACCGCCTGCATGACTATTATTTATAACTTCTACGCCTAATTCAGCACCTATTTTATGAGGCCATACTCTAGGAAGTCTATAAGGTTTATTTTTAGGATCATTTACTTTAGATAAATCATCTCCAAATAAATCAGGATCTACTATATCTCCTGCTGTCCAACTATCACCGTTAGCATATAAAGTTTTAAAATTTAATCTAACCATTCTTTACTATACCTTATTGGGTGATTACCATTTAATGATTGATCTAATATCTTGTACTGAGTGGTATTTTTAAAATCGGAGGTAAAAATATTTTCTTTATTAGTTAATGATTTAGTTTTATCATTAAATTCTTCATAATTATCAAAAAATAATTCTATATCTCTTTCTGGTGTTAGACCATACTGAATATGCATCTTATGTATATCTCCGTAAAATACTTCGTTATGATCAGGATTAACTCTAGTAGCAGCGCCAATCCATAAAAAACTATAACTATAATCAGTTAATTTTTCTACTACTTCTTCTTTCTCTTCGCCGTTTAATCTAAAAATAAATTTATTACCTCTTCTCTTTACTACTACATCAAAATATTCATTATCTTTAATATCAGTAACATCAAATACCATAGCTTTAATATCATCATCGCCTTTTTCTTCGTTAAAGCACCAATATTCAAATTCAATAAAGTGTCTTACTTCTTCTCCTGATTTACCAACTGCATAAAATATACCAATATGTTTTCCATTTTTACCTACAACACAGCCAGCTTTTCTCCATTCATCTCCTAATTCTTCTATAAATTTATCATTATCAGGTTTAAATCTAACCATAGCAGTACAGTCTTTAGTCCATATAGCATCTGGTTCATTTCTTACTAAACCATTTTTATTCCCTGCAGGAAACAAGTACGAATTATCAAAACCTATTTTCATTTTAAATTGTTAAAGTATAATCATAAAAATCAGCTAATTCCGGAAAAGTCTTTTTAAAGTCAGTTCCTCTTCTTTGATCATGAGCTTGAAAATATCTTCCAAAATTAGATCTTTGTCTTAATAGTTTTTCAGGATCTCTAGGAGATACCATCCAGTCATAAGCTCTTTTTAATTTTTGAATTTCTACGTCAGAGTAACCTACTAATTTATTATCAAACTTTGGTATACCTAAATAATCAGCATGTTGAGCAAAAGAAAGAACTTCATTAGCCCATACTGAAGGAATTACTTGTAAAGTTTGATGAGTAGGAAATCTTAAGTAAGAAGAATCTAAAAATACAGCTGAAGCCCAATATCTATCAGTTGAGGTATAGTTTTGCTTTAAGGTATAAACTCCGTCAATTAATTTTCTATAGCTAGGAACCGATAAGCCATTAAACGTAGACATAATAGTTAAATTTACTCTAGGACAAGCAGTTAATATCTTATTCATATTATCCCAAAATCTATTAAACTCTAAACCGTTTCTGATATATTCAGCTTGTTCTCCCCAACCGTCTACAGATGTAAAAATAATAAATTCTTTTACTCTATCTTCATCTTCTATTCTTTTTATTTTTTCTATAAATCTATCAACTAACTTATCATTAATACCTAAATTAGAGTTGATAGCTAAGTTTAAGTTTTTATTAGGATCAGGTTCATTAATAACATAATCTAATACTTTCCAAGTATCTTTAGCCATAAGAGGTTCTCCTCCTGTGATTCTAAATGTATGTAAATCTCTATACAATTCAGGCCACCATTTCCAAAATGCTTCTACATAAGGATTATACTCTTTATGGTGTATAGGCATTTTTTTATTAGCTTTTAAATATTCTATATCATTAAATTTATCATCAGTTGGATATGGACCGTGTTCTTTTGCTTCTTGGACCCAAGCGGAGGAGAAAGAAGGGCCGCAATATGAACATTTAAAGTTACAGTTATTGGAAAAAGCTACTTCTACATAACGGGGGTTAAAATCTTGTCTCCATCCTAAATTTACTATTTCATCATAATGAGGTGCTGACCAGCTTTCATTAGACTTAAAAACTCTATCAGAAAATCTTTCAGAATTATCTTCTACATTCCAACAGTAATCACATTCTGCAGGTCTTTTACCTTCAAGCATTTCTTTTCTTTTCTGCTTTTTGTATAAGGTATTATGTAATGCTGAAGGATTTCTTTTTAATTCTCCTACCGGTATGTGATGGGTAGAAGGGTGGTGACATGAATGTGTTTGTCCCATCTGTAAATGAATAGTAACTTGGGTCCATTTAGCAAGACACATACCACACCCTACCTTATCTAATTTTTTCTTAGTATTTAAATAATCAGGGTTAGTAAATGAAATTTTTGAAGTTTCAGCTGTCATAATTTTATATCTATCATTTTAGCCCAAGGAGTAAATTTCGTCTCTTTAATAAACTCATACTTTACTTGCTTGATACCATCTTCTTTATAGTTTAATTTATCTTGCTGCATTTTTAAAACGTATCTTCTTTCATTAGCAGCAGTAGTTTCTCCTTTAGCCCACTTACCGTTTACTAAACCTTCATCTTTATGAGGTAAACATCTCATTTTACCCTCTACTCTATGAGGTAGAATAGAATTAGGTATTTTTATTTCTTCTTCTTTTACCTCAGTATTTTCAATTATGTAATCTGAGGGAATACCGTTATTAAAATTAGTATTGATAGCAATATCGTCTAAAGGTAGTTCTTTATGTAAGTTAGCTACTTCTGTTGGAGATAATGCTCTATTCCAACCATATACTCTTGCTATATCGCCTTTAAAAAACTTAGCAGGGCTACCGTCTTTTTCATTTAATGAAGAACCTAAATATATATGTTTAGAATCATACTTTAATAATCTCCCATTAAACTCTAATGGAGATGGACTACCGTACCCTCCTTTAGAATCTACTTCAGTACCGTTTAGGTAAAAGTGAGCTTGTTTACTTATATCATCTATAACTACTGTAATCCACGACCATTGATCATCATATCTTTTTACCCACATATAGTTATGTTGATGAAACATATTCCAAAACTGTAATGATAAAGCTCTTGAATTATTAAAAGATATACCGTAATCATAACCTGGTACTCTTAAAATAGGAAACTCTACGTATTTAGCTTCATTGTCCCCAATCAGATGAATATTCTGTTTGTCAGGCATTTGATATGCTCTACATAATAATGAAATGGTATGAGATCTAGAAGGTATATTTTTTATATCTCTAGTATAAGGTATTTTTACTGTAGAATCGCAACCGTTAAAAGATAAATATTTTTGTTTGATAGCCTTTTGTAATAAATATGTATCGTTAGTATATCCTTCTTTATAACATCTCCAAAATAAATCATCATCTTCCATCCCCCAATCCCAATAGTCGTTAGAATACCCATTAGTTTTTTCAACCTGTTCTTTAGAAAATACTACCGCACCACCGAAATATTCGTGATACTTTAGTTTATAATCCATTTGAGATATTTTAGTTGCAATATGCCTTGGATGTTCGGTAGGAAAAGAATAATCAGCTCCTCCTCCTTCTTCAGGTATCATATCTATATCATGCCATACTATATAATCGCATCCTTCTTCAAAAGCATGTTTAGCAGCTATATTTTTTGTAGCTCCTCTGTTAAATAATTTATCATCTACTTGATGACAAAAATACATTTGAAAATCTATATTTCTACTTTTGAGATATTTACCTACTTTAGGAATAAACTCATGCATATGAAGCTCTCTATTTCTATATGGTACGCAAACTCCTAATTTCATAATTCAGTTTTAAGATGAATATATTTTCCTTTTACAGATCTGTCTAGTAATTTAAACTCTAAAGAATTCAATCCATCTTTTTTAATATCGTGGAATCCTTTAGAAACTTCATTGTGAAATTTTAACTGATTCCATCTAGTCATTTTATCCTTCCAGTTACCGTTTTCGAATCCATTACTATCATGCTGTAAGTGTTTTATTTTGCTTACTCTTCTATACGGTATAAATTGTGTATCTCTTAATTTAAGTTCACTTTTTACTATTTCACAATTATAAATTTTACCAAGATTATTATTACCAGATAGATCTATAGTTTTATAATCTTTTACAAATTTAGTATCATAATAAGTAGTTAAGTAGTGAGCATCTTTATAATCTTCAAACTCTTGAGATAAACTATAATGCTTGTTTTCATAAATACTATTAAGCTGTGATTTATTTAAATAACTTTTATAAAAAGCAATATTATTTAAAGTTCCTTTAAAAAAACTTTCAGTTCCTTTACTAGAGCCTATATATGCTTTTGATTCTTCGTTATAATTAAAAAAGTTTTGAGATACTTCTTTTTTACCGACTAATTTATTATTTAAATAAAAATATAAGTTTCCTTCAGACTTATTATAAGTAACAAAAATTTTAGTAGGTAAATTCTTTATATTGCTAATATTCGAAAATATTTGATGATAACCATTAAGCGAATCAAAATACTCCAATTTGTATCTATTAAATGAAGTATAAGATATAGAGAAGTCATATCCAGGTATGCTGAATAAACTAAACTTATCAGAATCGGCTCTATGATTAAAGAAATTCTTTTCAGGTATAAAATCTATAAGAATAGAGAATGAATTTTTAACATCTATAGGATTTAATAATTCAATATAAGCATTTGCTCCGTTAAACTTTAAATCAGTTCTAGGAGGAGTTACTATTTCTTTTCTTATAGTATTTAATTTTAGATTATTCTTAATACATCTATACATAAGGTCATCGTCTTCAAATCCCCAACCCCAATAATTATTTGAAAAACCATTAATTCTTTCAAAATCAGGTGTAGGAAATAAAGTAATGCCGCCGAAATATTCCTCGAAAGGTAAATTATCGGTAGCTAGATGAACAGGATAATCTAAGTAAGCATAGTTTACATCTATAGGAAGCATGTCAATATCATGAAATACGATATAATCACATCGTCTTCTTTGTGCTTCTTGAAAGCCTATATTAAGTAGTTTCCCTCGATTAAACGGTTTATCGTCATCTTGTTCTACTACTACTAGGTAGTAATCATACTTCCTATTCTGTAAATATTGCTGTATGTAAGTTGTGAATTTTTCTAACTGCTCATGCCTTTTTCTATAAGGAACTATGATAGCTAATCTTTCCACTCTTACTCTCCTTTAGCAACGTACTTTTCGTAGTACTCCGTTAAATACCACTGCATTCTTTCACTCCACTCAGTCTTATCGATATCTTCGAACCAATAAGCTAAGGCGTCAACAGAAGCGGCGATCTTTTCTAATGCTTTAACTTTTCTTTCTTCAAGTTGTGCAGCATCGTCTTTTCCAGATACTCTTGTAGCCATAATTTAAATTTTAGTGATTAAACTTATTAATTTACTCCAATTACTATAATCGTTATAACTAATATAGTTAAAATTTTTCAAACTTTCAACTAAAAAGTCTTTTTTTTCTATATTAATTTTCCAATCATAGTTCTTAATTGCTTCGTACATAACTCTGTACTCATCAGAATACGAATATTCTTGATTATTATCAGCAACTTCTTTTATTCTTTGTATACAAGTACTATCCCATTTAAAATGATGTACTTGAGTAAAACATTCTTCAATAGGGAATCTTTTAGGATGATAAGTTCCCCAACTATTTTTTCCGTTATCAAATAAAGCATAATGTTGACCTGGTGTTACTTTTTGATTTCCTTTAGCTAATGTTACTTTATTAGGACAGGCTCCCGACATTGGATATCTAAAAAAACCTCCTAAAGGGAATTCTTTGTAAATATTAGTATCTCTCTCAACTTTAGGAAAAGTACCATCTTTACCTATCCTATCAATGAAACCTCCAGAAACAAAGGAATATCCACTTCTATTACATTGTTTGATTATATACTCTAAGTCCGTAGGATAACATTGTAGCTCATCATCATCAGATATTATCCACCA